CCACCTTTGGCGCAGCCGAGGCTACATTCGGAGCAATTTTCGGGAGCGCTTGCGTTATTGCGGATGGACCGGAAATTGCCCCGGTTGAAGTGAATCCGGGAGCTACCTGGGACGCAGCAGCCGAAGTGGGAGCAGCGATGGGGGCACCCGTTCCAAGCGAACCGGCAGCGCCCATTGAACCCAGTTTGGCCGTGACCCCGGCGGGGGCACCTAACGCGGCACCGGCACTACCCATAGCGCCAGCAAGGCCCGAGGTCCCGCCGAGAGTACCCAGTGTGGCCGAAACAGCGGGGCTGAGGCCGCCGAGACCAACAGCCCCGAGGCCTGCGGTCGCAGCGCTACCGACACCGCCCAAAACGGTCTGCAGCAATGTGGGAATCAACCAGAAGAATGCCTCAGGCATACCTGTATCCGGGTTAATCGTGATGCTACCCGGGGCCATACTGTTCAAGGCCTCCACTTCTGCGGGATGTACGTGCATCAGCATGGAGTCGCCGCCCCGACCGAATGCAGCCAATCCCTCAGCTATACCTTTATGTTCGTACATCTACGTAACCTCTATTCCCATGAACGTGAAAGACAGCTTACTGGCAACACTGATCTTAACCTTAATTGAATCCCCGGCAGAGAGACCCATACCAAGGGAAAGGACATGACTCTTCCCGTTGGCAAGCGATACTGACTTAAAGATCCATTCCTTATCATTATCACTCTCACCAGACTGCTTGAGTCTCATGTCGTATGTAACGGCCCCGCTGTGCTGGTTGCATATTATTACAGAGGAGATGATCGTATAGGTCTGAACGGATGCAGCCTTAGGAGAAACCTTCACCGTAAACGGAGAGGTTGTCGTAGACGCAACTGTCGTTTCCGCAGCAGAGGGAACCGTATATGCCGTATTCTCAGTCGTATTGGCCGGGAGGATCTGGGCTAAGATTTTATAATTATCCGCCACCTAACCCACCTCGACCTGACCAACCGGAACCGAGTGGAGCCTAATCTTGGAAACGTAACCTGTTACCATGGAAGAATTACCAGACTTAATCCTATCCACATCTGACGAAATATCCCTAAGGATACTCTCCAGTTCCCTTCTAAACAGGGACTCATCCCTAATATCATAGGATTCAACCGCAGACTGGAGCGGCTTGGGAAGCGCCATCAGCGCCTACCATCCGGTTTAGTATCAACCCTGCTATCGCCCAATCTCCAAGTAAAATCCTGGGAAGAGGAAGAGAATTTCATCGAAATGGACCTACCCCTAATCCTTACCGCAGAATTATTCCCAACGGGGGTGTAGGAACCAACCAAGGGGTCAACAACAATAGATGTCGAAGAAGATGTTGTAGTTGTTCCTCCAGGAAAATCCTTACCCGTCATAGTGAAGTCGATGGTCGCAGACTCATCCACCTTGGACTCCGGGAGCATTATGTCTGGTATAAACCTGGACACAAGGGAGAAACTGTCCCCATCCGACACATCAATATCCCCCGTCTCTACAAAGCAATTCTTCACCCCAAATACGGAGGACTCCGAGGTCGGAAGCTCATGGAGTGCCACCCCACTCTTCATGACCGGCGGATTTGTAGTCCTGTCTAGCTCCTTGATAAATGTAGTGGATGGGTACTCCCTCACGGAAACATCCTCCCAGGATGTTCTGTTATAACCAGTCTCCGTGGCAGAGGAGGTGACCGCAGACATATCAAAATTTCCCATGGACCAGGAGTTCTCGGCGTAGTTGAAGCATACGTACTTATCAGCCTCCACCGAATTGGCGGATGGGTACATCCAGTAGACCTCATCCATCATCACATTGGAGCCAGCAAAACACTTATCAAGCTGACCCCTGTTAAGGTCATCGAAGACCGCCTTCTTGACCGGGCACGGGAGAACTGAAACCGACCCAGAATAGACATAGAAAGAATCATCACCCATATAATAGACAACATTCGCTACGTTGATCGCGGAATCCCTCGAAATAAGATTCACATGACCACTGATAAGCGAGAACGAGAAAACGTCCGGTGGGCCAACGAACCTCATAGAGTAAAGGGCGGAATCTGTCCAAACGAGTATCTCCGATCTCGTCGGGAGAGAGCCAATGATAGAAGAACCCATCCTTAACATCTGACCACCGGCAGTATTCGTATCCGTGGGCGTCCAATCGAATGGATTATTCTGGTCCGACCAGCGAACGAGTACAGCGTTCTGGGTAGTCAACCCTATGTCATTGGCCCCAAAAGCAATGCAGTGACCATCCCTCTCAGACACAAGAAAGCTATCAACAATAGTCGGGGTGTCACTCGACCCAGTAAATGAGGATAGGACCTGGGCCCTGGTGTCATTGCTGGCCGCCTTCGGGGAATTGTTCTCAATATTCTCACTAACGTCGTAGTAATATATCGGCCCACCCCTAATAGAGATCATCAGGTCTTCATTGTAATTATCAATAGAGACAGTCCTCATCGCGTCAACTATTGCATTAAAGGCAGTTGAGGAATAACCCCAAGAGATATCCGGAGAATCCCAGGCACCGTTTCCCCATCCCCCATCGTGAGTTGTCTGATCCGGCTGACCCGCATCTATTTGTGTGTAAACCTTAACGCTGCTGGCCGCCCGACTGTGAATATCACTACTGTTCGCAACAACCCCATCGGGGAGGATGAATTTAATATTGTTAGCGTCAACAACGGTCGAAACCTGATGCTCCTGATTCAAAACAGCACCGGTTATATTCCCAAGTAGACCCGCAGAAGTAACATTGGCTATACTGAAAAATGTGAACAACTCCATATTGTGTGGTGAAGCAAATGTTACTCTTACCTCATTCAGTGCAATATCGGATTGCTCAGCGCCCCCAAGCCAATGACTGGCCAAGGTTATATCGCTAGTACCCGTAAAACTATTCTCTATCGGTGTTATATCAACAGCTTGGATTCCGGAGATAACATAAAACTTCCAGTTCGTACCCACACAACCCAGTCTATTTCCGGAATAATCAGTCCATGAAAAGATATCCCTACCTATTCCGTGCATATATGAATCTGAACCCTGATAGGTCCCCATCGTAAGGGTATCGGACCACCCCCCGATAGACTCCGCATACCCCCCGCGAAACCTAACATTATTGGAGTCATACCAACTCCCCCCAGAGGCATACTGGGTAGAGTCTTTATTCAGTCCCGGGGGCAATTTTATCCGCCTAATCACCGGCCAAGCCACTCCTCTGTATTCTCAGAAACTTCCCTGAGGAATCTCCAGGATGGGTTAGTTAGTTGACCCTTGTTAATATGGATCCTCCCAACCAGACCAACGGGAGACCACTCAGGCCTATGGCTACGCGGAACATACGTTAGGCTCTCGTCAAATCCTGGATTCATCACAGGACCCGGCTTACCGTTAATAGTACGATGAACAGTCCGACCGTGTTCGTCCTTCATAAACTTCCGATCCCAGCCATTCCAGGCCGTATTACCTATCATGCACGCTGTGCCGGTTACCACGCCGAATACATCCCCAGGGATATCCCCCTCACTGGAAGGCCTGATCCTCCCCGAGGATGCAACAGCAACTGTAACTCCTACGCGATCATCTCCGTCCGGATTGCCATCTTCCCACTCAAACATATCTGCGTAATCAGCGGGATTACCATACGTGCCCGTATCGTTATAAGTGGCACCCGTACCATCCACCTTGAACACTGTTGCACCACTCGCGATTCCTTCAAATAGAAGGAAGGCAGTATTCGCTGCCCTGGTTGTATTCGCAACAATAGCACTCCCGGCGAAGGATCCACTCGTAGGGTTTACGATCATCACATCATTGGAGGCATGGGAAGAGTTTGAATTGAGCCTACCTACCTGCAGATCTTCAAGCGCATTACCCACGGTATTCGCAGCAATGTCGCTATTGGCACCCTTCGCACCGAGGGACGAGTATATGATTGCAGTCAAACCATTCTTAAGGGTATATGCACTACCACCCGTCTGGAAGTCGATATCCCTACCGTTACTGAGGTTGTTTTTCGCTATGAATACCTTGTCCGAGTAAGACCCGGCAGTAGTATTTTTGATAACGACAGTTTGCTTCCCTCCAGTATCACTCCCAGCATCCCCGAAAACAACATAGGCGCAGCGGCCAGACCCAACGGGCGAAGTACCAGCCGTACCCGCCGCATCGTCGTTATTCGTCTTCCACGTAAGGGTGTCTGTCGCACCGTCGTATGAGGACGACCCACCCGGGGCAAGGATATTGATTACGCAACTACCCCCGAGAGCATCCTCTAGCCTGTTAAAGTTCTCGTTCGTACTTGTACCCCAAGTACCAGCTTCACCACCAGTATCAATCAGCTTGATAACATGACCAGAAGTATATGTTGTAGCCATCCCTATTCCTTATTACTGCGCCGGGACACGCTTGGTCCCGTCAGTGTAACCATCATCGTTTTGCCTTCCCTCACCCATACCCTTGATGAGGCCCACACTTCTCTCAAAAACCGACTGGTAGTGTTGAAGTAATCCAGGATCCCCCTTCATGAAGGTGTACGCTTCAAGTAATGCCCCGTAAAGGAGCGCATCCGGAGCGGTGACGCTGAGCCAAGTCTCATTAGTAGCAGTGCCGCCACTGGTAATCGAATCGGAGGATGTCTTACCATAGTAATCAACCGTCACAGGATAGATGGCACCCGGGATGGGCCCGAGGCGAATCGTTACCGTGGGCTCCTTGGATCCGGCAGATCCAGTACCCTGGGCTGAGGAGACCGCATAATACTTGGGAATACCCTCAGCGGCAGCGCTAGCTGTGCCCGGATACGCCTCAAGGAGAAAATCGTCCCCCTTCCTTATTAGGTACCTGACCGGTCCCTTGTCTACAGCGGCAGCGCCCGAGACTGTCGCCTCGCCTACCCTTACCGAGAAAACGTCTATGGACCCACTAGCAACGGTGTACTCAGCCGTGCCATCGGCTGTCACCAGGGTGGAGTCGCTCTTCCAGAAGGCTGGCATCTGCACAACCAGGAAGATCCGATCCTCAGCGGCCTTGATAAAGTCATCAAGGTGAGCAACAAATGTTGTCTCAGAATTCTGACAATAGTCTTGTATGGCTGTTTTTAAGTCATCGTAGGTCATTGAAATTTCCCGTAACTAAACGCATCCCCTTGTCTTCGTACCCGAAGTAGCCTTACCCGCGCCGCGAGTCGCAAACTTCTTGCCCTTCTTGCCGCCACCCTTCACCAAGCCACCAACATTATACCTCTGACTGTTCTGCATCGGGATGCCAGTCTTTGCAGAGTATTCCTGAGCGGCACGCAATCCCTCTGCATCGTAAGAAAATTCCTTATCTCCAACCTTAGGCATTTAATTCTCCTCCACACGTATAGAATCAACTCTAAACGTCTTGAAATTTGATGATGTGTTATACAGATCGAAACGGAGAGAGGTGATAGTCCCTGACCAATTCGCAACACCGGAAAGGTCGAACTTGAGGGTCTCATACATATCCCCCATAGACCTATCCCAATCAGGCTCTACAGCCTCCACATTCCCGAGGGTGAATGGATCCGCACTGGTATTCGTTGTAGTGCCCCAGTAGAATCTGCCAACCCATGTCCCCATAGATGAAGCGCTGCTGTCATCCAGCTTCAGGACAAGCCGAACCGTATCCAGATCCCTCTCATCAGCAGCCGCAGCATCCAGGTCGATACTTGCATACGCTCCTGATCCATCGGATTTCTTAAAATACTCCAGTGATCCGATTCCGGAAACAGATTGGGTGGCTGTCAGGGTCTTATCGCTCTCATTCCATGTGAGAGTATTGGAAGCACCGCTAGGCTTAACGTAACGCCAGTCCTCAGTACTCAAGCTGAAGTTCCAAACCGTAGATCCACCCCACCGGCTGGCCGCCTGGGCACTGTCGGGCCTGGGGTTCTTCAGGGCCTGCGGATCGTCTACAGGGTGCCTGCCCAGGGCATTCTGGGGATGGTCAGGATCCCAACATTCACTACAGGCCATGATCCCTGTCTTCTCTAGATCAACAACCTCATCTCTCAGATCATGGAGCGGATACCTAAAGCCACAGCGATCACAGAAACCAAAAGCCTTCTTTCCAGAAGCGTATGTCTGGCCCAAGGGTCAGTACCCCAAGATTCTCGGAACGAACCGTGCCGATGTCTTAACCCGATCTTCCTCAGCCGCAAGCCTGAACTCCTCCTCGTACTGCTGCTTCAGCATAGGTATCTTCTGAGTCGCCTCGGGCCTCTTGCAGGCAACATGATAGGCGAGGCCGCAAACCAGTGCGGGGATAAACCTGTCGGGGATCTGCATGGTATTGGACGCATCGTCGCCAGTGTCGGAAATCCTCTTGACTCGCCAATAGATCAGCTTGTACTTGGAATTCTCATCCGGAACAGGCCATAAGGTTATATCACTGTACTGGTCGGTACTAGACCCAATATTCAGTATCTCCTTTCTCTGGAGATAATATTGGAGTGGTCTACCCTGACTCAACTTATTAGGAAGGGATGAATAAGTTGGCTGAGATATCCTACTCATATGGTAGTCAGCCTGCTTATTTGTATCCCCATCATCTGTTCTCAGAACGATATCCAACAAGGCAGAGGTCGATGTGGCAAGCCTGTAAGAGGCATTGCCCTTATTCAGGAAGTTTGTCGTGAGCGCATCCCCATCACTTTCGTGGGTCACGGTCTGCTCATCAATCGTCCACAGGTTGAGGCCCCTGTTTTGCCACTCTATAGTGAGTAGGTTCAGGCTCCTGCGCGCAGTCCTGAGGTCGTAACCAGATCGCATTTCGAGACCGGCCCTCTCATAGGCCTCCTCTACGATCTCGCCAACGTCCGGATTGAATGTATAAGTTCCGCTGATAGCCAATTTGCACCTACCGGGTAATGTAGTTTAGTAAAAACCCTATTAAAGAAAAAAGGCCAACCCCGATAGAAGCTATCGTTGTTAGCCTTGTCTGTAATTTTGCGTGATCCAACTTCATCCTCTCCAGCTGGTCGGATAAAATCACCACGATTTGCCTCAGGTTCCTGTGATCGTGCCGTACTTCTTGAAGCTCCTGCAGGGCAGCGCCAACCTCTCGTTCGGTGAACTCACCGTCAGTGGTCATCTCTCTTGTATCGCCCTCAGGATCTCCTCCGATGACTGCCTCTGCTCCGCCCTTAATTCCTTGATCTCAACCTTTACCTCGTCAAGTATCCGGGCATTATTCTCCACATTAACCTTAACCCGCTCAGACCTAACTTCTAGATTGGAAACCCTGGATATGTGAGCAGCCTGGGGATGTGTTGGCTCACTGGCATGTGTTGTAAAGAGCAACATGAGTCCACCAATACCACTAACGACTAGAGTAAACACAGTCCAGAAAGTGGTCTGGCCGACAGGTTCCACCCTACCCGACCTCGTAGATAAAGGAGAGTCTCACATTATCCTTCTTTATCTGGGTAGATGTCTCTGTCGTACCACCCACCGGGCCAGCAAATAGCCCGTTGTTGAAAAGTATGTAATTGGATCCAAACATAATATTAAATGGGATCTGGCCACTCCAGAATCCACCCACCCCGACGGGAATGGTGAACTTAAACAAAGCGTCCCCCGAGGGCCCCCCGTCCAACAGCGAGACCGTGAATCCGTCCACATAATCAGTGGCATGAGTGGGGCCGCCGGATGCGTCATACGCATACCCCGCAGCCACCTGTAAACCATAGAGCTTGGTCTTCGTCTGCGTGATGGTGCGAGGAGCCAGGCCTCCGCTCATCCTAACGCTTTTATTGGACAAGAGGGCCATTAGGAAGCCGCACCACCCGAAACCAGGATAGAAAGCTCGTAAGTTCCGGAATTCATTTCAACCCACATACCATCTTCAAACAGGAACCCCTGTGGCGGCAAGTCAATGCAGTACATATATTGATACACTCCAACACCGGCCTGATCGTATCCAATTACGTCAGTCATCTGGAATACTAGATCGCTGTAACCAGAGTCCGAGTAGAACTTCAACTGTGGAAATTCAGCATCCCTATTGGTCGGAGTAGTATTCCCCTTTGATGTCCAGACCATATGGAGCTTGCAACGACCATCAACGAGCTTCTTCTTGTAAGAAGCCCCAGAACCAGGGTTTGCAGAGATCACGTTGTATAGATTTATCAAGAGAGTCTACCCATAAATTAAATAAACAGTAAATCCATCAAGGGGATCACCCTTTCCAGACTCCGTTGACTCATCAATGTAGATTCCGTTCTCAAAAAGAACGTATCCATCCTCATCCGCAAAATTTGTAAACGTCCTAGCTGGGAAATCTTCTGTAGCCACAATGGGAATCTGCAGCAAAGCATCTCCGCTGGCGTCAGTACTGTCCTTCAGGATTACCCTTCCCTGATAGTCGATTACTTCACCATACGCATTTGTGGGAGTGTACTTAGAGCCAACCCCGAAGCCAAACAGCCTGCACCTCCCCGTCACAGCCAAGGCAGCCGCTGTACCAGAATGTGTATGAAATTTTATATTCGAGTCATTCACAAACTAACCATCCTGGTATACGAGGGTTACCGCATTGAAGAATGAACCAGTGCCAGTACTCCCGGTGTTGCCCGTATCTAGGAAGAGTCCATCCGGGAAAAGGATCCCACCACCTGGGACAGATTTATAGGGATCAGGGTCCGGCCAAGTGACCGTTCCATCGCATACCTTGAGGGCAACATCACCGCCAGAATCTCCGTGCTTAAACGTCAGAAACGGCTTCGTACTCTTAGAGCCCCTAGCCACCATAAACCCCAAAAGACGAAGCCTGCCAGGGACGATTATGTCGGATGTATCCGTATAAGGTGATTTTTCCCAATGAAAAGAAACTTCAGACATAATTAAACCCTATAGGTAATGGCCAGAGAGTCGTAAGCGGTCGTAGCTGGAGGTGTGAACTTTATCCCGCTCGGAAACCTGATGCCCCTACCAGGAATAAACAAATTGACCATAGCCTTGTCGGCCCTGGCGTTTGTGACAGGAAGCTCAATTTTAAGGAGTACCGAGTCGGAGTCTCTGTCCTTAAGCTCAATAGTCCTGGCAGGCGTGGTTTCATTACGCGGTGGTATATAAATCCCGGTCAACATAACAGAAGATCCAGACGTAGAGCCCGTGGGAACTATAACCTCAGACGTACTCCCGTCGGGGGCCTCCTGGGATTTTACCTCCATGCCTACACGAATCATATGATTTCCTGGTTAATGGGGGCACCCGTAGGTGCCCCCGGTGGATTAATTCACTAGACCGTCGAGAACGGACTTTCGAGAGTCCCGGACCCATCCAGACTACCCTGGATAAGCCACTTGGTCGCTGCTACAGCTTCAAAGGTCACATAGCTTCCGGGGTTACCACCCTTGGTTGTCCCATTCATGGTGAACGTATTGTCGGCACCATCAGGAATCTGCCAATCAGTCGCCGCAGAATTGTCGATACCGATATGCACACCACCAGTGAAAACATCGCTACCCCCACAGTTAATGATCAGGGCGGTCGATTCCGTGACTACAACAAATCGGAAAATTAACCCCAAGTTATTAAGCTGACCAGGGTCGGTGCTATCACCCGGATCAGCCGCACTGATGGTTGGCAAGGTAATGGTCATGGCTGCATCATTGAGGGTAATAATCTTTCCCGCATAATCCGCCACATCATATCCGGAGGTAGTCCCAATCGTAAAATTGGAAGTGCCATTCGGAACATCTACGGCAGAATTTTCACCCGCCGCATAAAACCCGCCCAGGGAACGAACTGGACCACTAAACGTACTTTGTCCCATTTTGTATCACCTCGTTGTACGCAACTACCTCGCCAGTCCGCGTACTGTCTGATTAAGTCTGACGAGTTTGGTTAAAGAGAAGGCGGGGACCCGAAGGCCCCCGCCAGTTTGTTACGAGAGTTCGCCACTTCCGAAGATACCGAGGAAGTCCGAGACGCCGAAGGAATATCGTTCCCTCGCCTTATATCGGACATTGCCGGTGTCGAAGTCGCCGTCCATCCCCGTCTGGAGAGGGGTGCGCTGGAACATCTTCATGCCATTCGGCACATCGGTGATGAGGAACCATTCCTTCTTGTTAGCGGTCGTGATGTAGTGATTGATCGAATAACCTTCAGGAATTACACCGTTGGTACGAAGTGCATTGATGTCGTTGTCCGCAGTCCCGGGACGGAGTTCCGTCTCAAGAACACGGGTGGCAACGAACTGGTTGTACGGGGCGCAGATCAACTTACGCGGGCGAGCCGCAATAAGAAGGCCACGATCATCCGTGAACGCCGCAATGTCGATAACGGCCTGCTCTAGTGAAGTCTCGTTCAGGTCTGCCGCAGTGGACAGGACATTGGAGACAGTAGAACCAGTCACAAGCGTGTGAGCAGTACTACAGAGAGCAGCGCCATCACCAGCCGAGAAGTTGGTGGTAGCGAATGCGTTGTTCAAAGGGAAGGCCGCCTTGACCTGCTTCGTGTGCGCCATTGAACGGGCGAGCGCCTTGGTGTAGCGAGCCGAGAGAGAATCATAAAGATTATCCTCAACTGCTTCCTCGGTGATCGAGAATCCCATCGCAATGGTTTCGTGATTGTAACGAGCCGTGAAGTGTTCGTTCGCCGTGTCGTATGCGATGGCAGAACCTTCGGACTTGACAGGTGCAGCCCCGAAACCAGACAGCTTAACTTCCTCTTCAAATGCTCGATCCGAAGATTCAGTCTCGTACACCGCTTCGTGCTCGTTTTCGTACTTCTGATACTCCAACCCAAACAGGGCATTCAACCCAGGAAGGAGTTCCTTCATCATTTGTGCGCGTGAAATCGCCATGATTTATTTACTCCTTTCCTTAGATGCCCACGCCACTAAACACGCTAGTAACGGGGTCAATGATAACAATCGCATGAGTATAGGTTGTGGCGGCAGCTTCCTTGAGAGGGTCAGTCCC